GCGGGCACGGCGGCGGAGGTGGCCGCAAGGGACGCACCAAAGCCAAGGCGCGTGCCGAGAAGCGCAAGAAGAAGGACAAGAAGAAAAAGAAGCGCGGCGGAGACCTCGCCGACGATATGGGCTGGGACTTCCCGTTCTAGCCGATTCGATGACATGGACGGAGGTGTGCTGGAATCACACAGTCTAAGCAAAGCTTCATTGACTACGACGGCTTCGTAGAGAAGTTCAAGCCAAAGAAAACTACCGATGACTGCTACACGCCGCCCGAGGTCATGGAGGTCGTGAATTCCTACGTTGAGCGCCGCTGGGGCATCGACCGCTCGCGGTTCGTGCGCCCGTTCTATCCAGGCGGAGACTACGAAAATTTCGACTACGCCGCCGATGCGGTCGTGGTCGATAACCCTCCGTTCTCGATTCTATCGAAGATAAAACGCTTCTATCTCGCGCGCGGCATCCCGTTCTTTCTCTTCTGCCCGTCGCTCACGGCGTTTAGTGGATGGAACGAACAGCTGGATACCATCGTTTGCGACGCGAACATCACGTATGAGAACGGCGCGGTGGTGAGAACTGCCTTCGTCACGTCGCTGCCGAGCGAGTACGTTGCTGAGAGTGCGCCTGACCTCGGAGCAGAGATTAACCGCGTATGCGACGAGATACGAAATCGCATGGTCAAGAGTAACCCTAAGTACGAATACCCAGACGAGGTTCTCACAGCCGCAAAACTGCAATGGATGGCGGCACACCATACGGAGCTGCGCATTCGTCGCGGCGAGTGCTGCAAGATAGGCGCACTCGATGAGCAGAAGGCTGTTGGCAAGGTCATCTTCGGCACTGGGCTGCTGCTCTCAGAGCGCGCCGCAGCCGAGCGCGCCGCAGCCGAGCGCGCCGCAGCCGAGCGCGCCGCAGCACACAGATGGAAGCTGAGCGACCGCGAGCGGCAGATGCAGCGCCTGCTGTCCAACGGTTAGCGATTGGAGGTGCCGCATGCGCGAGTGGACCGACGAGGAAAAAAAGAACGTTGAAGGCCTTTTGGAGTCAGGCAACGGAGCCGACGAGGTGTGCGCTGTCATGGACTGCGAGGAGAAGGACCTTGACCGTTTGTGCAAGGCTGCGTTCGGACGTGATTTCGCAGCAACAGAGAAGAAGTACGGGCTTGTTGGCCTTGCGAAGGTAAGGGTGTCCAGGTTCAAGTTGGGGACGGTCGACGGGAACCCAAAGATGCTGGAGATTTGCTCGCGGACGCTTGGTGACTACGACCCGATATCTACGCACGGCAAGGCGAAGAGCGTCCCGTCGAAATCTGAGAAGAAGTTGGAGCTGTGATGTGCCGACGAAGAAGAACGCCCCGCGATATTCCACCCACAAGCGGATAGACGTTCCCGAGATTGCTGGTTGGATTCGCGAGGTCGAGAGCGGAGCGGTGCCTGCGTGCGATGACATGCGCGCGCTTGTTGCCCACGTGCGCCATGTGTTCGCCACCGAGAGGTTGTGGGTGGACCGCGAGCGACTTGCGCGGTACATGAGCTATCAGCGATTCTTCCCGTTCGAGCTTTCGAGCGACGAGAAGTTCCTCGTGGCGCTGTGGCTCTGTACGTTTCGCGTGGGGTTCTTCCCGCGATGGCGCGACCTGTTCCTCTACGTGGGCCGTGGCTACGGCAAGACGGGCTTCGGTTCGTTCGTCACCTTCTGCATGCTGTCCCCTGCGAATGGGATTCAGTACTACGACGTGGACGTGTGCGCGACCACCGAGGACCAGGCGCGCATCGGCTACGACGATCTTTTCCGCATCCTGGACTCCGACCGCGACCTGTTCTCGCAAGGCTTCCACTGGAACAAGGTGGAGCTGTCCAACACGGAGACGCAATCGCGCTTCAAGTACTGGTCTGGAAACAGCAACAGCAAAGACGGCATGAAGTCTGGCTGCGTCTGGTTCGATGAGGTCCACGCCTACACGGACTCCGCATCGATGGAAGTCTTCACTGGTGGCCTAGGAAAGAAGCAGCACCCACGCCGCCTTATGACTACCACCGACGGAGACGTGCGGGACGGCCCGCTGGACGAGATGAAGGAGCGCGCCCACGCGATACTGAGCGGCGAGCGGCCGGACCGTGGCCTGCTGCCGTTCATGTGCCATCTCGACTCGATAGACGAAGCAGCGGACGAGAGCGTATGGCCCAAGGCGTGCCCGCGTTTGCTGTCCTCGCCCACGCTCATGGACGAGTACCGCGCCGAGGTGGAAGAGTGGCGCGACCACCCAGACCGCCACCCGATGACGCCGACAAAGCGCTTCAACTTACCCACGGAGCGCCGCGACATATCCGTCACGACGTGGGACCACCTCGTGAAGGCGTCGCGCCCGTACGATCTCGAACAGCTGCGCGGCAAGTCGTGCGTGGCTGGTATCGACTACGCGAAGACAACGGACATGGTTGGCGCGGGCTTGCTCTTCCGCGTTGGCACAGAGGATGCGCCAGAGTGGGCGTGGGTGCATCACGGCTGGTTCTGCACGAATTCGAGCGATGCGCCGGAAATCAAGGCACCGCTGGCCGAGTGGGCGAGCGACGGCCTTCTCACGCTAGAGACAGGCCCAGAGGTTCCAGCCGACCACGTGGCGGAGTGGATACGCGGCACTGCGGATGCGTTGGGCGCAGACGTGCGATGCGTGGCTATCGACTCGTATCGCTTCGCGCTCATGCGCCGCGCGCTGGAAGGCGTTGGATTCGACCCATCGCTCAAAGGCGAGCAGCAGGAAGTGTGGCTTGCGCGGCCCACCGACATTGCGAAGGTGCAGCCCGTCGTGGATTCGATGTTCGCGCGCGATGCCATCGCGTGGGGAGACTCGCCGCTCATGCGCTGGTCGGTGAACAACGCGAAGCTGGAACCAGCGCCGAACAACTGCCTGCGATTCGGAAAGATTGAGCCACACACGCGCAAGACCGACGTGTTCATGGCGTTGGTCCATGCGATGTGCATCCAAGAGCGGATACCCGAGGACGCGCCGCTGGCCTTTATGCCGTCGTGCGTCTGGTAGCAAGACAAAAAGTTAGGAGGTCCGCATGGGCCTGACTAGGACGGTTTATGACTGGCTGGGCAAGCGTCTCGACGTTTCCGAGCCTGCCAGGGCGTCTGGCACCACCGTGGACTCTGAGCGGTGTATGTGGATGGAGGTGGCGCGCCGCGTCATGGCGAGCTACGTCACGTCCGCATTCCAGCTGTGCGAAATCAAGTTCGATGCTGGCGATGACACGAGCGCGCAGGAGACTGCGGCGTCCGCGTCGTGGCTCTGGAACGTCTCGCCTAATCCCGACCAGTCGGCAGCGGAGTTCCGCGCGGACATGCTCGAACGTCTGCTCGTGCTGGATGGATACGCCGTCGTTGCCACAACGCGCCGCGCTGGTCACGTGCAGCTCTACGTGGCTGATGGTGGGACGATGCCCGAGACTCGCCCGGGCAGTCCTGCGCTTTACCGTCAACTGTCCATCCAAGGCAGCACCGAGGTCTTGCGCGGCCCGCTCACGTCCGCCGACGTGTACCGCCTAGACATGGGCGGCATTGGTGGTGGATGGCACAGGCTGCAAGACATGCTGTCGCGGTACTACGACTCCATTGGTGATGTGGTTGTGACCTCCGCGTCCGATCGCGCGGGACGTAAGTGGATTCTCCACCTCGACCAGGCGCAGGCGGGCACCGAGAAGCAGCAGGAGAACTTTAACGTCCAGATGCAGTCAAGCGTGCTCCCGTGGGCCAAGTCCTCCGATGGCATCCTCCCGCTGTATCGCGGACAGACCATCGAGCGCGCGAGCGCGGATGTGTCCAAGTCGGCTGGTGACGCCGCGAGCGACATTTCCACGATTCGCCACGACATGTTCTCGACCGTGGCGGCGTGCTTCCACATGCCCGCGTCAATCCTCGAAGGCAATGTGAACAACTTCTCGGCCACGCTGAGCGCGTTCCTTACCTTCGCGGTTGACCCCATCGCCGAAGCGCTGGGCGAGGAAATCACGCGCAAGACATTCACCCGCGAGCAATGGGCGGCTGGCGCGCGTGCCGTCGTGGACACCACCACGATCAAGCACACGGACCTCTTCGATGCCGCCGACTCCGCCGCAAAGCTGGTCGGTACAGGCGCGACCAGCCCCAACGAGATTCGTAAGGCCCTCGGCTTGCCGCCTATCGCCGAGCCATGGGCAGACGGATACCAGATGACCAAGAACAACGAGGTGGCGGGCGGAGGTGAAACGAATGGAAATGACTAGAAATCGTGCTCCGCGTGTGATGCAGCTCACGACCGACGTGAGGTCTACCACCGCACAGATGACCATCTACGGCGATATCGCCCAGACGGATTGGCTCACAATCCTCATGGGCGATGACGGAGAGGGCACCACCACCAACGCGCTGGATGTGTCCAAGGCCATCGCGTCGCTCCCGCCAGAGGTCACCGACATTGAGGTGCATATCAACTCGTATGGCGGAGACGTGGCCGAGGGCGTAGCCATCTACAACGCACTGCGCCAGAGCGGCAAGCACGTGACCACCGTGTGCGACGGTTTTGCGTGCTCTATCGCGTCCGTGATTTTCATGGCAGGCGAGCGCCGCGTCATGAACGCCGCATCACTGCTCATGCTGCACGAGCCGAGTTTCCCGCGCGCGGGCGGCAACGCGAAGCAGCTCAGGAAGCAGGCCGACGATCTGGACGTAATCGCCCAGCTGAGCAAGACCGCGTACCTCGCGCCCGGCGGAATCGAGCCCGACGAGCTGGATGCCGTCATGGCGGCGGAGACGTGGGTGTCCCCCGAGCAGGCCGTCGAATGGAAGCTCGCGACGGAAATCGCCGACGATGCCGACGATGACGAGCCAACGCAGAGCGCCCGCGAGTCTGTGGCCCTCGCGCTCATGTGCAAGGGCGAGCAGAGCCCGCAGCAGCTCGCGCCCACCGTGGACGTGGATGCCATCGCGCAGCGCGTGGTTGAGCTGATGGACGAGCGCGCAGGCGCGCCCACGCCCGCTGTTGAGGTCGTGCAGGAAGCGCAGGCAGAGCCAGAGCCCGCGCCCGCAAACGAGCCGAAGCAGAACCTGCCGAGCGGCGGATATGCCCGCTATTCGGCAATCGCAAACAACCAGTAAGGAGAATCAATGCCTATCAATCTCAACGACACTTCGAAGAAGGCCGTTCAGGCGCTGTCCGCAGCCTTCCGCGACGGCGATGACGCCAAGGTCGAGCAGGCCGTCGCTGGCCTTCGCGACTCCATTGCCGCAGACGTGACCGAGCAGTATTGTGACGCAATCGCATCCAACGATTCGCGCGTCCTCGCCCAGCGTGGCTTCCGCCAGCTGACCTCCGCCGAGACGTCTTACTACAACGGCGTCATCGACGCGCTTTCCTCCAACAACCCTAAGCAGGCGCTGACCGACTTCGCCGCGATGCCCGACAAGGCCATGCCGACCACCGTTTTCGAGCAGGTCATGAAGGACATTCAGCTCACCCACCCGCTGCTCGCGGCCATCCCCGTCGTGACCACGGGCTATATCACCGAGTGGGTGAAGAACAAGCACACTGAGCAGCTTGCGGCATGGGGCGCTGTCGGTGACGCAATCACCAAGGAGATTACGTCCGCCTTCGAGGTCATCGACATCAAGCAGTCCAAGCTGTCCTGCTTTGCCGTTGTCTCCCTCGATATGCTGAAGCTTGGCCCCGTGTGGATGGATGGTTACGTGCGCGCAGTCCTCGGCGAGGCCATGGCTTGTGGCCTTGAGCACGGCATTATCGACGGCATGGGCGCGAAGGGCGAGCCCATCGGCCTTGACCGCGACATCCACAACGGTGTCTCGGTGTCTACCTCCACGGGCTATCCGCTGAAGACTGCCGTCAAGGTCACCGACTTCGAGCCCGCCACCTATGGCTCTCTCGTCGCGCAGCTCGCGAAGACCGAAGCGGGCAAGCAGAAGGCCATTGACTTCCGCGCGAACGGCAGCAACCTCATCCTCATTTGCTCTCCGACCGACTACCTCACGAAGGTCATGCCCGCCACCACCGTCCAGAACGTGAACGGCCAGTACGTGAACGACCTCCTGCCGCTGCCGACCAACGTCATCAATTCGACGGCGGTCGATGACGGCAAGGCGATTCTCGCCCTCGCGAACGAGTACGGGCTGTTCGTCGCAGGCTCGCGTGGCATCGAGTACTCCGATGAGTTCCAGTTCACGGCCGACACGCGCACCTTCAAGCAGGTGTCCTACGCCTTTGGTCGTGCCGAGGACAACAACTCCTCCATCCTGCTTGACATTAGCGGCCTGGAGCCTGCCTATGTCAACGTGAAGGTCAAGGGCACCGTCACCACCAAGGCCAGCGCCTAACGTCAGCGCCTAAAGCGCGGAAGGGAGGTCTGATTGACTTCCGAGACTCTTTCGGCGGTCAAGCGCAAGCTGTCCATCTCTTGGGATGACCAGCAGACCGACCTGCGCGTGGCCGACGTGATAGACGCCACGACCGCGTGGCTAAACAGCAGGCTTGGCTTCCCCGCCGCGCACTCCTATTCGAGCGCCGACGGGGAGCCTTGGCCGCTCTTCCTCAACGCCTGCCTTTACGAGTGGTCGAACGCGCTGGACGCCTTCGCGGACTCCTACGCAGCGGAGATACGATCCTGCCGCGCCGTCGTGCTTGCCGACCAGCAGCCCACCGACGATAGTGGTGGTGCGTGATGCTGCCGTCATCCAGCGTGGTCTTTGCGCCCACGGATGGCGTAGTGTCGCTGTGCCACCACACAGCTAGTAGGGACGCACGCGGGCTTGACTGGACGGGCGGCGCTGGACTCACGCCCTACGTCACGTGTCCGTTCAAGCGCGGGCGGCTCAATTCCTCAGACTACAAGCTCCAAGGCTCCGAGGGCGAGGGCGTCACCATGAAGGTGACCGTCCGCACGCCTTTCGGCAGGCCAGAGGTGTCCACCACCGACGTGGCACTGGTCGATGGCCGCGCGTACGACATTACGGCCATAGACGCGAGCGCGAAGGGCTGCACGTCGTACCTGTACCTCACGCGGCTGGTCGATGACGGCACGTGTGACCTCGTGGCGCGCACGACTACGTACGACGAGGACGGGCTGGCTAAGCCGTCCGAGACTTCCACCACCGTCCACGTAAAGCAGGCGAAGGCCACCGATTCGGACGGCACGCCCGCGCTGGACGTGACCGTGCGGACGTGTGACTGGGCGGGCGAGCGCGTCATCGTGAGAAACGGCACGCGGTATCGCGTCTCCAAGGCATCCACGGATGCAGAGTGGACCACGCTCACCTGCACGATGGAGGTGAAGTGATGGCCGACAATGCCGTAATCGGTGGCGATATGGGCGGATTCGGAGACGTAATCACACAGTTCGCGAGCGACGTAATCAAGCAGGACAAGGCGCAGCTCAAAAAGGACGTGCGCAAGGCAGCTAAAGTTGCCGAAGACACCATCAAGAGCGAGTCACCTCACCGAACTGGTAGGTATCGTGAAGGATGGAAAACAGAGGTTAAGGAAGATGCCGACGGGCACATTAGCGCCCACATCTACAACGCGACCGATTGGCAGCTCACCCACCTTTTGGAGAAGGGCCACGAGCAGTTTTTCATGGGTCACGACATGGGCCACCGATACCCCGGGAAGAAGCACATATCAACTGGCTTTGAAGCTGGTGCCGACTACCTTAAGGGGGCGGTGTCGTGATTGATTCGCGTGGTCTGATAGCGCTCCTGCGCAAGTGCCTTGAATCATACACGCCCAAGGTAGAGCGCGTGGCGCAAATCGAGTGGGATATGGCAGACGGAGCGACCCCGCCGCCGCTCCCGTATGCGCTGGTCGTGCCGCAATCGTCCAGATACGTGTACGCGGGCGAGCGCGTGGCGCGCGAGTACACGACATACGACGTGGAGCTGTATACGCGCGGGCGTGACCTCGCGCTGGAACGCTCCATTGCGGATGCGCTCGCGGTCGAGCGCGTGAAGTTCAGGAAGTGGCTCAATCCGCTGGGCCACGGAGTCAACGAGACGATCTACGAGCTAACGGTCATCGGCATCTAGTCGGTGGCCGTCTCTTTTACTGACCAAAAAGATTGGAGAGCAAATGGCAGACAACACTGTCACAGAGTCCAGTTTCCGCATCGGCCTTGCGCGTGCGTTCTACGCCAAAAGGCAGTCCAACGGGAAGTACGACACTCCCGTCGAGTTTGAGTTCCCCGAGGAGTGCGACATCAAGATTAACGGCGGCGATGCCCAGAGCATCTACGCCGGCGATGCGTCGCGCTGGCGCAAGGCTGGTGCCACGAGCAAGGAGCTGTCCGTCCAGATGACGCACTTCAAGCGCTCCTTCCTGAAGGACTGTCTTGGCTTTGTCGAGGAAGCCACCACGGGCGGAATCACCGACTCTGGCTCTGGCAAGGCGGCTGACTTCGCCTTTGGCATCGAGACCACGGGTGACCAGGGCGCGTATCGCCAGTGGTTCTTCTGCTGCACCGCCACCACCCCCGTCCACAAGGCGCAGACCAACACCGACAACATTCAGGAGGACTCCGAGACCTCCACGTTCACGGCAGTGCCTGTGAAGTGCGGCGATGGCGTCACGCGCATCGATACGACATTCGAGACTGGCGATTCTGGATACGAGAAGGCTTTTGAAAAGGTCCCGTTCCAGGGCGCATAAGTACGCAGCACTTCGCAGCGTCACGCACGGGGCACCTGCTTCGGCGGGTGTCCCCAACGTGGCGTTTCGCAGGCTTGCGAGACGAAAATCGACGAGACATGGAGGTAAGCATGGCAGAGCCTACGCCAGACAACGAGACCACGATCACCATTGGCGGGAAGAAACTCGCGATTCGCGCGACCAACGGCGCGTGCAAGACTTACGCCGACGAGTTCGCGGGCAAGCTCCCGAAGCCGTACACGGGGCACCTCGTGCCCGACCTTGCCGCTACCGATAGCAAGGTGGTCGATTGCATCAATTCGGCGAAAGGTCGCGAGTACTACCCCGAGTGGTCAGAGATGCCCGCCCTCACCCGCGCAATCTGGGCGATGGCACGCGCGGCTGGCTCCACGAAGAAGAGCTGGGCGGCGTTCGAGAAGGCGCTGGACGATGCCGCGCCAAATCTCTCTGAGCCGTCCGTGGCATACAACGAAATCGTTCGCGGTGACTTTGGCAAGCGCACCTTTTTTCGGGAGCTCTAGCGACGTAAGGCAGCTCACGCATCCGACGAGGGCGCGCGGTGCAGGCGGCAGCGAAGCGCCGAGCCTTACGGACGAAGAGCGGACGTGGCCGGAGACGGCCAAAGTCGTTTCGCTCATCCAGCTTGGCATCTCGTACGCGGACGCCCTCGCGCTTTCTCCGCTTGAATCTGACCGCATAATCCTCGTCCACAACGCGCGCGCGATACCGCCAGACGAGCGCGTGAGCGGCGGAGCGCACATGGCATCGAAGCAGGACGTTCTGGCCGCGCTAAAGGCTGGACAACCATAAATATTGCAAGCACATAGGTAGGCTGGATGGAGTGACGGCATGGCCGACGAGTACAAGGGTCTGTATGTAACCTTCGATGGTGACGCCACCAAGCTCACGGCGGCGCTGCATGAGATTAGCTCCGAGTCCAAGAAGGCGCAACGCGAGTTAAAGGCGGCTAACAACGCGCTAAAGTTTGACCCGCACAGCACGCAGCTCCTCGGTGCCGCCGTCGATGCCGCACGCTCCAAGGTAGAGTCTGCCACCAAGCGCGTCGATACGCTGCGAGACGCACAGAAGCAGCTTGCGGACAGCGGCGATACGACTAGTGCGGCGTATAAGCGCCTGAGCACTGAGCTCGCGCGCGCCGAAGCCTACCTAAAGCGCGACCAGACGGCCCTCGTAAACGCGATGACCGCCGCGAATCGATTTGTGCAGGCGGGCAAGGGTATCCAGCAGTGGGGCGCTAACGCGGAGTCCGCTGGAAAGAAGATTTCGAAGCTCGGCGACTCGCTAACCACTAAGGTTACTGTTCCGCTTGTGGCCGCTGGGGCTGCGTCCGTCAATGCGGCCAAGGACGTGGATACCGCGCTCACGAACGTCAAGAAGACCACGGACATGAGCGCCGCAGGCTATGAGAAGCTGCGCCAGAGCGCCCTCAACCTTTCGACCACCCAGCCAGTGACGGCGGAGTCGATACTTAACATTGAAGCGATGGGCGCACAGCTCGGCTGGTCGAACAAGAACCTCCAAAGCTTTGCAAAGACCGTCTCTGGCCTTGATATCGCGACGGACATGGACGCAGACACCGCCGCGACAAACCTTGCGCAATTCGCCAATATAACGAAGATGGCGCAGGGAGACGCAAACCGCTACGGCTCCGCGATCGTGGGCCTTGGCAACAACATGGCTACCACCGAGTCTAAAATCTCGGACATGGCCATGGCCATGGCGTCTGCTGGCACACAGGCTGGTATGTCGCAGGCCGATATCCTTGGCATTGCTGCCGCCACGGCATCGCTTGGCATGGAGTCTCAGGCAGGCGGCACGGCCTTCTCCAAGACCATCACGCAGATTGGCACGCAGGTATCGACCAACGGCAAGCAGCTCCAAGCGTGGGCGCAGGTCGCTGGAATGTCCGCCGACCAGTTCAAGCAGGCGTGGTCGAAGGACGCGACGGGGACTTTTGAAGCCGTCGTGCAGGGACTTGGCAAGGCAAAGGCGAGCGGGCAGGACCTTAACGTCGTGCTCGCGTCGCTTGGCATCACGGAGACGCGCCAGAGCGACTTCCTGCGCCGTATCGCGGGTAACTCCAACCTCGTGACTCGCGCGGTGAGCCTCTCTAATGATGAGTGGTCGAAGAACTCCGCGCTGGCCAACGAGGTCGCGAATCGTAATCAGAGCATCGCGTCGAAGCTCCAAGTGCTCAAAAACCGCGCCCACGCCGTCGCGGCGGAGGTGGGTGGCCCGCTGGTCGATGCGGCCAGTAGCGCGCTGTCTGCGGCAAAACCGCTCATCATTGGCATCGAGGGCGCGGCCAAGGCCTTCTCCAAGATGGACAAGGGCTCGCAGCAGGCCATCATAAAGACACTCGCATTCGCTGCGGCGCTTGGCCCTGTGCTGTCCGTCACTGGCCGCGTCACGTCCACCATCGGTGGCGTAGCCAAGGGCGTCGGCAGTGCCGTGAAGGTCTTCGGCGAGTTCTCCACGGGACTCCACGCGGCGGCTGGTGCGGAAGCCACGGCAGCGGCGAGCGCGGGCAGTCTTGCGACGAAACTCGGCGTTTTCACGGCAGCTCATCCAGCCATCGCGGGCATAGCGGCAATCGCGGCTGGTGTCGGTCTGGTCGCTAAAGCCGAGTACGAAGCAGAGCAGAAAGCGCAGCGTTTTGATACCGCCGTCAACACGATGGCTGAGTCAGCGCAGGGCGTGAGTGGGAAGCTTTCGGCTGGCAGTCAGGCAGTGAAGGACTACGGCGGGAAGTCGCACGATTCTGCCATGTCGGTGGACGAGCTAACAAAGGCAATCGAGAATCACAACCAAAAGCAGGCGTCAACTGTAAGCGAAGCGCAAACGTCCATCGCGATGCTCGGCCAGTATAAGACCGTCATCGATGAGTGCGCGGGCGCAGGAAGCGTGAGCGCGAGCAAGCAGGCGCAGCTCGAATGGGCGCTAAAGGGCGTCAACGATGCGTGCGGGACGGCGTACACGTCTGAGCAGGTCCTTTCCGGCGAGTACAGAAATCAGCAGGGCGAGATCAAAAACACTTGCGCGGAGATTGACAAGCTCATCCAGAAGCGGCAGGAGGAAGTGCGCGTCAAGGCCACGCAGAGCGGATACTCAGAAGCCGTCGAGAACGAAATCAAGATGAAGCACAATCTCGCCGATGCGCAGGGTGAGTTCAACGACAAGGTGAAGGAGTACGTCAAGGCCGGAAGCTCGCAGGTCGAAGCAGAGCAGCTTGCGTACGCTTGGGAAGCACAAAACGGCAATAAGCTAAAGGAGGCCACAAAGGCATACAAGTCCGCGAAGAAGGAGACCGAATCGTGGGCCACGGAGCTTGCCGTGGCGTCCGCGACGTGCTCCGATGCTGGCAAGGCCGCTCAGGACTTTATCAACAAGACAGATGGATTCAGCACTGCGGCGAAGAAGGCGGGCGTGGACACGCAGACGATGGCTGGCATCATCGCGGCGTCTGGTGTCTCGCTCGATACGCTGGGGAGCATCGGGTCTAGTGCCTTCCAAGAGCTAATGGTCTCGTGCGACGGCTCTACGGACGCTATGATTTCGTCGCTGAAGAAGCTACAGGCCGACTCCGAGGTACTGAGCGGCGTCGGCATCAAGGTAAGCGACTTCAGTGCTGCGCTCGAAGGTGCTGGCATCAAGGCGTCAGACGTGGCTAACATCAGCGCGGCTGACTTCGCGAAGATGGCGCAGTTGTGCGGCGGGAACATCAACATGCTTATCGCTGACATTGCCGCGTACAACGGCGTACCCATTAACCCGAAGAACGGCAGCGTGAACGTCAATGACCTGTCACTCACGGACGCGCAGGGCCACGTGTATACGTGGAACGGCTCGCAGCTGGTCAATAAGGACACCAATGCGGCAGTCGATGACGCGAAGCTCATCGATGCGCAGGGCCACGTGTGGGTGTGGAACGGTACGCAGCTGAAGCCCATGAAGTCCACGGCGAAGGTTGACGGCAACGCATCGGACGGAAAGGCCAAGAAGGAGGTAGACAAGACCAAGAAGTCCGTAGATGGAATGAAGGGCAAGGGCGTAAAGGCCAAGGTCGATGGCAACGCCGTGGATGGCTCCGCGAAAAAGGCGATAAGCAACACCCAGACCGCCATCAACAACATGAGCGGCAAGACCGTCACGGTGACCGTGAAGACCGTCCACAAGGACGATGGCAAGGGCAGCAACGCGCGTGGCGGCATTGTCATGCACGCGACGGGCGGTATCGTGGCGAACGGCATCCGCAGGCACGCGCAGGGCGCTGTGTACACGGCACCGACCATGATCGATGGATACAACCAAATCGGGGAAGCTGGCCCCGAGTACTACGACGGCAGGCACATCGTCCCGCTGTCCTCGCGCTATGGCAGTGACTTCGCGCAGCTCATCGCGAAGAGTTTCGCCGATATCCAAGGCGATAGCAAGGCGGGCATAGACGGCCAGATGGTCGTGAGGTGGCTCGCGCAGAATCTCGGGCCGACCATCAAGGACAATTCGCCGACCATGAGCGCGCGCGAGCTGCGCAGGATGGTCTAGGCAGGCAGTAGAAAGGAGACCGAGTGGTAGGGTACGCCACATATACAGCGCGCGACGGCACCGCCTTTGACCTCAGCGACATGACGGAGCCGTCCACAGCTGGCGAGATGCTGTGGGACTCGTCCATGTACGGCTGGGGATGGTCGGTGGATGACAAGACTGGTGCCGCGTCCGTCGCGTCTCTATCTTTCGACGTGACGGCGTATCTGTGGGCCGCGCAGGCGGACGAATTCTCGCGCCACGCATACGATGACGCGAGCAGCGGCGGTGGCACGCTGACCGTCCACGGCTGGTCGCTCTCATGCATCGTTAAGACGGGCAAGGGCATCCAGTCGCAAGGCGGGCGCGTCTCCATGTCGCTTTCGATCATCGCCACCGACCCAACGTGGCGTCGCATCACGCGCCACACGCTGGTGGCGGAGTCGGGCACGCAGACCTCCACCACGGGATTCGACTATCCAACGGATTACGAATTCGATTACGCGGGCACATCGCGCGGAAGCTCCATGCAGTCCTTCCACGCCGACGTGCCGTGCTCCGTGCGCGTGACCTTCTACGGCCCATGCACAAATCCATACGTGCAGGTCACGTCCACCACGGGCCGCTCCACCACGTCCAACTACTACGGCGTGGATTCGTCGGCGGACGCGGGCGAGCGCATCGTCATAGACCCCATGGGCAGGCGTTCCGTTGGGTCGAGCGTGTACAAGGTCGGCGCGTACGGCGAGCGGACGAACCTCTTCGACTCGCGCAGGCGCGGCGTCGAGGGTTCCGGAAGCTACGTCTTCGCGACCATGCCCGCTGGAGACCTCATGGTCTCGTGGCCGCAGGGGTACGCCGTGGACGTGGAGACCATCGAGGAGAGGGGGTCGCTGCCGTGGAACTGACGGTAGACATATACGACACCACACAGGGCTGCGCGGCAACCGTGTACGACGGCAAGACGCCGCTGGACGAGAGCGGCATAGCGCGGGTCGGCATCCTCCGCTGGTACAAGGGCGGGCAGCTCATCGCCACGGGCGCGGAGTGCAAGTGCGCGGCGGGAGAGACCGTCGAGTGTCGATTGGAGGCATGATGGGGCAGACGTTTCAGTACCCGAACCTCCTCTCGGGCACACGCGATGGCACAGGATGGTCCAAAAATGGACACAAGCCGAGTAACTTTGGATATAGCAAAAGTATTAGAGCGCTGTACGTACAAGGGACGGCTACCAAAGAGTTCTTTCTGTACTCGCCGCCCGTTGTCCTGCACAAGAACACCGACTACACGCTGCACTGCCTATCGGCGAATACGGCGAACATGAGAGGCACCGGGCTTTATGTGCTCGACGGCTGGACCAGTTCCGACAGCTACAACTGGATTGGCGCCCATGTGAACCTCAAGACTCCCGGTCCGTGGGGGGGTTGGCTCGATGCCACGTTCCGGCTCTATGACGATGCACGGGACGGCGTGCCTTTCCGCCTGCGCTTCGACAACTACGGCAGCACGGACGGCAGCAACTGCCTCATCTGGTTCCGCGACATCATGCTCACCGAGGGCACGGAGCCGCACGCATGGGCACCGGCAGAGGGGGAGGTGTGGCCTGAATGAGCGCTAACCTCTGGGACGTCTCGGCTGCGAACTTCAAGCCAGACGCTGACGGCGTGTACATCTGCGGGACGTCTACCGGTGAACTTGATTGCAGTATCGCCGATGCGTCGGCACTTACGGAGAACCAGACCATCCACATGAGCGCGTCGCTGCGCAGGGCATACAACCTGCTGAGGGGCACCGGCGACGGGACGTGGGCAAGTGCTGAGTGCACCAAGGACTCGGCTACCGCCTTCGGCACGAAGGTGGTCTCGTGCGTGCGTAACAGCTCAAAACAATACCAGTCCATGAACGACACTACCGTCAGTGGGCTAGTCCCGCGCAAGGGAGACTCGGTCACCCTGAGCTTCTGGTGCATGGCGAGCGCGGAGTGCACAGTCGTCTCGTACCTCTACTCTGATTCTGGGACTGGCGGTAACGCTAAAAAGCACAATGAGGCGGGCGGTACCATTCCAGACGGAAACGTCACTACAAAAGTCGGAACCGAGTGGACATATGCGCGCCACACGTGGACATACGACGAGGACGCCGGGAGAGCTCCGAGAAGCATAGCTGTAAGGCTTATGGGTGGCGTCCCAGACGGCGTCACGGTGTCCATTGCTGGCGTGATGCTGGTCGAGGGTGACACTCCCGCCGCGTGGGCTCCCGCCGAGGGCGAGGATATAGAGTGCCTAAAGCCATTCGTCGAGTACAAGGACGCGGCTGGCAACCTGAACTGGGTAGGCTTCCCTGCGTGGACGCCAAACGCCGAGTGGCAGCGCTTTGATGGCTCGTGCGTCGTGCCGTCCGGGATGACTATCACGAGAATCGGATTCAACATATCCGGCGCAACGGGCAACATGGAGGTAACGAACCCGGTGTGGTCCTACGGCTCTATGCCACTGACGCTGGCGAGCGCGGAGCACACGCACCAGGTGCCATACGTCCCGGTGCTGTATACATACGAGACGGACGTGCCTAGCAAAGTCGAGCTGACATACACGGACGCGAGCTTCCACGACGTGGGCGTGCTGGTACCGTCCAGCGGAGACTTCGCGTGGGGCACCGACGAGAACGATTTCTCGATAGACGTGTACGGCTCAGACCTCCCCGAGCGCGGCGGGCTGCTGTACGCCGAAGGTAGCGACGTGGGCGGCGTCGTGCGCGGCTTCGAGAGCGAGACTGATAGCGACCTTTTTAGCATCGTCGGAGACACGTGGACGGGTGTCCTAGAGCGCCACGTCATCGGGCCACCCAGTGGCTCCGACTACCTCACGATATCGGGAGAAGCGCGAGACTGCGTGGCGCAGGTGGTCGCGCTCACTGGACTCACGAGCCTGTACGTCGTGGACGAGCGTCGCACGGGCATCAGCTTCACACACACCTTCACGGGCTCGCGCGACGAAGCCGAGAGCGACGCGGGCCGATACATGGGCGCGTGGTCGGCCATCTGGCAGATGATGCTAAATCACGGGCTTTCCGTATCCTTCGCATGGGACGGCACGGCCAAGAAGGTGCGCATGGTGGTCGGCAGGCGCGCAGACCGCACGAGCGACGAAGAGCAGCAGGCGGGTGTGTCGAAGCTGGGCATCACGCGAAAGGACGTGACCAACCACCTCATCTGCTTGGGGCAGGGCAATCTCAGAAATCGCACGCGCGTGGACCTCTACATCGATGGCAAGGGAAACGTCTCGAAGACGCAGACCTTCAAGGGGCTGGACGAGCTTGCCGACGTATACGACGATTCGGCGGCGGAGGACGCGAGCAAGCTCGAAGAGGACGGGCGCAAAAAGTTCGCGGAAATCTGGAAAGACCACGAGCAAATCACCGATACCGCGTCCAAGGGCCTACAGCTCAATCTGGGCGATTTGGTGGGCGGCACGGACGAGCGCAGCGGCATAAGTGCCACGGCCATCATCTCCAAGCGCGTGCTGAGCTTTAGCGATGGCGTGCCCAGCTATACATACACGACCACGGTAAGGAGCAAGTAATGTCAGTACAGGAAGGCTTCAACCGCTACGCCTGCGACGTGGGCGGATGCGGGAAAGTCAACTACGACAGGGAGGGCGGCACCTACGCCGTCCGATACGTAGAGCGAAAGTGGATTGATGCCAACTTCCAGCAACGGAGCGCGACGTTCTGCACCGACCACGCTGCAAAGTTCGATGCCATCGTGCGCGCGCACGACGCCGATTTCGCAGCATTCATGAAGAACGGCGCAATGCCTAGCGGCGTGACCACCACGACCACAACGACGGATGCACAGTAGGAGGGATAGCACATGGCGATTGAGCTTGTAACTGGTCACTCTGGCGCGGCGCACGTCAGCGGCGCGGACGCTGGGGCCATGCACGCGGGCATCTGCGGCAGAGACTCGTACGTGCTGGGCGCTGTGCCGTCCGTCACGATGAGCGACGCAAACACGCTGGTCATCCAGCCGTGCGACCTCATGGTCGAGGGGCGTCACGTGCGCCTGAGCGGCACCAACGCGCTCCCCATCCGCAGCGGCGCGCAGACGGGCAAGCGAAACGATTTGGTCTACGTCAGGTACACGTACGACTCGTCCACGGGCACTGAGTCGGCCAAGCTGGGCATCAAGGAGGGCACCACCGCCGCCACCGCGACCGACCCCGCGCTGGACAATCCATCGAGCGTGCTGGACGGCGCGACCATCGCGGACGTGGCCATATGCCGCGTGTCGCTGGACGCCCTCACGCCCACGGCCACGTGGCTCCTGCCGAAGCTGCCCACGCTCGGGGATTCCGTATCCCAGAGCATGAAATTCACCGTCGAAGTCGGCAAGAAAGGCGAGGGCGACACGGTAAACGTCCGTGGATACGTTATTGGGCCAGACAGTGCTGAGCCGCTCGCTGTCGTTTCGCTTTACTGGCGCAACCCCAGTCCATTCACTTCCAATGCATGGGGCAGCGGCATTCCTGTTGTCACCATGCAAGGGTGGAGCTGCCCAATCGACGCGAACATGTTGGCGTCTGCGTCTACTTCCGACGAGTACTACCAAGCCGTCAACAGCACCATCGCCTTCCGCACAAGCACCACACGGTCGGTGGCTGCCCAGTGGCACTACGGCGTCCTGGTCTTTCCCGTCCAGCGCGCCTAGCCAGCAAAGAACAACACTAAGGAGTAGTACATGCATCCACCCATCTTTATCGACGTATTCATGCAGCCACTTCGCGACAACTCACTCGCGCAGGTAGCCTTCGCGGCCTTCTGCTTCCTCATGGTGCTGGACATACTGCTCGGCTACGCATCTGCCGTGAAGGGCAAGACCGTCAAGTCCGCGAAGATGCGCGAGGGCCTTTGGCACAAGACGGGCGAGATGGGCATCATCGCGGTCGGTGACGTGCTGGACGGCATGATGCTAGGCGGCATCGACATGCCCTTCTCGGCCCCAGTGACCACGGCCATAATCGTGTACCTCGCAATCAATGAAGCTGTGAGCTGCATGGAAAACGCGGTGAAGCTAGACCCCGAGCTTGGTGACAAGCGATTTTTTCGCGTCCTTATGGCGACCCTGAGCGACGCGAGCGACGAGGGCGGTGCGCATGACGCGGCCTAGCTCGCTGCCGGCCACGCGCACGTGCTGCATGTGCGGCGCGCGCATGGTCGAGGTACGCAGGAAGGACAGCGACCCCATGCGACAGGACTGGCAGTGTCCGCGCTGCCTGCACGTGGAGCACGACATCTACGAGGACGATACGGAGGTAGCATATGCCAAGCATTAGCAAGGCCATTGCGGCAATGGATAAGGCGTGCCGCGTTTGGTCTGTTGGCTATGATCAAAGCCAGCGTTGGAACATCTACAACGGCGGAGAAACTGACTGCTCCGCGCTCGTGATTTGGGCGCTCAAACAGGGAGGATTTGATACGGGCTCCGCGACCTACACTGGGAACCTCAGCGTCAACCTCACGCGCCGTGGGTGGCTGCGACTTCCCGCGAACCTCGGCGTCTTGCAGCCGGGAGACATTCTGCTCAACGACACGCACCATGTCTGCATGGTCATCAGCGGCCACGGCCACAGCGCCATCATCGCGCAGGCATCCATTGACGAGCGTGGCAAGGCGAGCGGCGGACGTGCGGGTGACCAGACGGGATACGAGACTAACGAGCGCCGCGCCTATCAGTACCGTCACGGCTGGGACTGCATTTTGCGGTATAAGGGTGCTGGCGTCACTGCCGCACCAGCCAAGCAGGCGAGCAAGCCCAGCGGCGGAATCGTGGTCGATGGGTACTGGGGCGCGGCGACTACGCTTGCGCTACAGAAGCACTTTGGCACTCCCGCAGACGGCATCGTTTCCTCGCAGGAGGTTGCGAATCGCGGCATCTTGAAGGCGTGTACTGGCGGCTGGCAGTGGGTGAGCCACCCGCAGGGCTCGCAGCTCATTACCAAGATGCAACGTGCTCTCGGAGTCCCTGCGGACGGCATCATGGGCAAGCAGACCGTCAACGCACTCGAAAAGCACTACGGTTTCGGCGCTGACGGCTATCTCGGCGCGCCCAGCAACACGGTGCAGAAGATGCAGCAGGCGATTAACGCAGACAAGTTTTAGCGACTCAGCCCCGTCCAGCGGCCATTTCGGCTGGTGGGCGGGGCCATTTTTTTGTTATACTTAGCCCCAGTACACCCCCGCCGCCTCTCACTGATGCGCACTGCGTGGGTCTTTTTGTGCCTAGCTGTGGATGACCCACCGACCACTCAGCAGCATACGCACCACCTCGCCCGCGTCGCGTGGGTACTCGATGCCAGACAGCCCGCCGCCGCGCGTCTTGACGTAGAGATAGGCTGGCAGCATAGATTGGCCCTCACCGACAGTGGCTCGTGTGACCAGACCATCCTCGACGTAGTACGATGCATCTCCGAAGTCATGCCATCCATCATCGGTGGGCGCAGCATCGGTGGTGGCACTGGTCCTGTCCATGTCCGCCCGCGCTAGGGCCTTTAGGTAGGAGCTGCCGCCGTGATCTTCCACCCACTCCCTCAGCTCCGCGTCCGCTGGGTACCACCTGACAGATGTGCGAGTCACGCTCGCCGCCTGATAGCGCCGCTGGGCTTCCCTCTCCGCGTCCGTCGTTGCCATGATTGACCTCCTTGTGCTAGATTCTGGGCTGTGCTCCCCGCAATGTGGGGATGACCCATATTGGTTGGGTTTTTGCAAGTGTTCCCCGCGCTCGCGGGGATGGCCCGTATTACCTTGATAGGGGCAAGTGCTCCCCGCGTGTGCGGGGCTGTGGCCCACCGTCGCGTAGATGTGGCGGTGGGCCTTTCTGTGCTACAGCTGGGCGGCGCTGTTGACCATCTTGTGCAGCCGTGCGCAAAGCGCGCAGTCGGTGTCAGGGATGCGGTACTGTAGCGTGCCAAGCACCTGCTTGTAGTCGACGCCGAATGGCGTCCAGACCTCTTCCCAGCGCCCCTCGCCCGCGTGGTTGGTGATTATCTCGACCTCGGTCTCACCGCGCTTGGCCGTGAAGTGCAGGTACCCGCCGCGCCCGTCGTTGAGGTCATCCAGCGCCGTGAGGTCGTAAACAGTGCCGTCCTCGCTCTCGTACATGTGCTCTGCGGTCTGCGTGTAGTGGCTCATGGTGTGTCCTCTCTCTGTGTCGCTCTAGATCGTATGGGTGCCCGCGATTCGGCGCGCGGGCAGCGCCTTGGTGCTCTTACTTGCGATGGCGCAGGTAGGCGGGGACCTTCTTAGCGGGCGGCATCGCGGCAAGCTTTGCTTCCCTGCGGGCGCGCGTCTGGTCGGTCGTGATGACGTAGTGGCCATAGTGGCAGTCGCGAACATCGGTGCGGAAGCAGATATCCTCGCGGCCACCCATCAGGGTGTAGGTCTTCGCATCGACGTTGCTCAGGCGCTTGGTGTAGCCGAGGTAGGAGATGTACTCGTGGGCGGAGAAGTCGTTAGTCTGGTGGGCGATGCCGCGTGCGATTGCGGAAATGATGGAATAGGCTTCGTCCTCGGTGCTTCCGCTCGCGATGGCGTCCTCGAAAATCTCGTTGAGGTTGGCGTCCATGCGCTCGGTGATATCGTCCATCCATGCCTGCTGCTTTGCGGTGGTCATCTCTGGTCCCTTCTCTTGCTCCCTCTTGACATCTTTATAATATAGGGACACCCCCATATATGCAAGTATGGGGACGCCCCTACACATGAGCGGCACATTTCCATCGGTGAGCGGCGGTGCATAAGCCCCGCGGCGCGTCCCAGTCGCGTCCCAAGTGTGCGCACATGGGCACACTGTGGCGCACTCCGTGGACAAGACGCGCACGTCAGAGCACGTGTAGGATATACAGATACTAATCACGGAATTCCTGCTCGTTTAGGACACTCCGCATATCCGCAGGTAGACGGCTTGCGATTTCGGCTATAGGCCTAATTTGTCCCAAGTGTGGTCGAATTGGTGGGCGCGGTAGGCTTCTGCCATCACGTCCGCGTATTCCTCGGCGAGCGGGCGGTCGTAGTGGATGGATGTCACGTCGTGGCCCACGTGGCCCATCATCGGCTCGATGAGGTAGGGCGGCACACGTAGCTCCCAGCGCATCCACGTCTGCCAGCTATTGCGCAGGTTGCGGAACGGATGCTCCCCGCCGTCACGCATCCACGCGCGGCGCATGGTCTTCTGCACGGACGGCTCTCCTCCGCCGTTGCCAGTCATCCACCCACCATCGCCACCACCACGCGCATGGTCGAGCAGCCACAGCCCAGCTCGGCCCACCACGGGCACCGTGCGCCTGCTCTGCGGCGTCTTTAGCGTCTCGGAGACGCCAGAATCGCCCACCTGCCGCTCCACGCGCACGAGGGCCATGGGCACGCCGTCGCGCGTCGCGTCGGTCACGTCATCCACGCGCACGCCTAGTGACTCGCCCACGCGGAGCCCTCCAAAGCCCGCGAGAAGGAAAGCGGACTCGTACCACGCGCCATGGATGCGCGCCCACGTCTCGCCCAGCTGCGCGAGCGTCCATATGCCATCATCCTGCCGCGTCGTGGTAGATCGTGACGGCATGAGATAGCGCTCGCGGAATGCGTTGGTATCCACCACGCCGTAGCGCACCGCAACGTCGAGCGCTGGGCGCAGGATGCGCATCGCCCCGTCCGCCGCGCTGTGGGTGAGTCCGTCCAGCCATTGCTGCACATCGAGCGGGCGCACTTGGTCGCATGGCACGTCCGCCCATCGCGGGGCGGCACACGTGCGCCACGTGGAGTCATATATATAGAGCGTGCTCGCGCGGCGCTCTCCGCCATCGACCATCCTTTGCAGCTGTGGGCGGTACCAGCGCGACCACACATCGCCCACGGTGGGGCAGGGCGCGTCGTGGGAGTGCTCCAGGCGTATCTCGGCAAGTCGATCGTAGGCGTCGCGGCGCGTGCCGCGCACGGTCTCGGAGCAGCGCTTGTAGCCGTCTGGCGTCTCCTGCCACCAGCGCAGGCGGTAGCGACGGCCACGGTCTATCTCCTGCACGCTGCCCCAGTCGGAGCGCATCGCGCGGCGCGGCATGGTCAATCAACCCTCCCATTTCGTACTTGGCATCTGCTATGCAGACCTTTCATTAGACGAGTCTGAGCCCTCTTGGAACGAGTTCATGACGGCCATTACGGTTAACTTGCCCTGACGGTCAAGCGTGCGCCACCTTGCAAGCAGGACACGCTCATCCTGCGTTAGCGTCTCGCGCCTTCCAGTCAGGTCATCCAGCGAACAATGGATCACGTCCGCAACCATGCACAGCTGTTCCCAATTTGGGTTGCTGTCGCCCTTCTCCCACTTGCGATAGGTCTCGTACGGCACGCCAACTCGCTCCGCCACCTGCGAGATTTTTAGGCCGCTCGCTTCGCGGAACTCCTTTAGCATCAGCATCTTATTGTCCTCTCGAAAAATTCCCCACACATTTCTGATTTTACCCTTGCAATACCTAATTGCATGAGTATCATAATAAATGTGTTCAGAAGCTAGTGAGGATTTGAGGGGAGGTAGCAGAACCGTGGGATATGCAGATGCGCTCTCGACGAACCTGAGGATACAGCGGGCGAAAAAGCGGGTCAGACAGCAAGACGTGGCAAATGCCGTAAGCATTGACCAAGCTGCCCTTTCACAGTACGAGAACGGAATTAGGGTACCAAGCGTTGACGTAGTTGTCAGGCTTGCCGACTACTACGGGATTTCTCTCGATACGCTCGCTGGCCGCACAAAGGCAACGAGCTAAACCACACCGAACAACCAAGTAAGTAACCAGCCCTAGCAATAGGGTTCGGCGAAGCCTTGCGCGGTCGCACCTTGACAGACGAATACCGGATTTGGCACGAACCGGGGGCTCCGGAGGTGTCTGCAATCCGCATGTTGTCGGCCCTCACAGGAAGAACCGTCAGCAATACAAAATCGCCCGCCACCTGCGGCAACAGATGACGGGCACGACGCGAAGGAGGAAACGCATGGACACACAGAGCAAGTACCGCATCGTCGCTGACGTAATCAGCCTGTGCGACGAAAACGACCGCCTGCGAGAGCAGGTGCGCACCATCGAGTCGGCATTCTTGGACGGCGATGCGGGCGCGTTGGTGCGCGAGGTCTACAACGCGAGGCTGGCCGAGGCCGTCAAGGCCGTCAAGGAGAACGAATAAGCAAAATCGCCCGCCACCTGCTGCAACAGGAGACGGGCACGACATGAAGTTTGGAGGCTTCTATGTCAGAAGAGATTGTACCGCAAGTGTTCACCAACGACGAGTTCGGTTCCATCCGCGTCATGCGTGGCGAGGACGGCGAACCGTGGTTTGTTATCGCCGACCTATGCAAGGCGCTCGACCTCAGTAACCCCACGATGGTCGCAAGCAGGCTTAACGAGGATGACCTAAGCACTACTGAGGTCACCGACTCGCTGGGGCGCAAGCAGAAGGCCAATACAACCAATGAGGGTGGAATGTACGAGGTTGTGTTCATGTCACGCAAGCCGGAAGCGAAGCGCTTTAAGCGCTGGGTCACCCACGATGTGCTCCCCACCATTCGCCGCGACGGAGGATACATGGTCGCGCGTGAGGACGAGACGCCGCAGGAGACGATGGCTCGCGCGCTGCTCATCGCGCAGGAGACCATAGACCGCAAGGACTCGACCATCGCTGCCCAGCAGGACACGATACGCGAGCTTGCGCCGAAGGCCGCTTTCTACGATGCCGTGGGTGACTCGGACGGCAAGATGAGCGTCGCGGACTTCTCAAAGGCGCTCAGGCAAGCTGGCATCCACATGGGCCAGAATCGCTTGTTCACGTGGTTCCGTGACAACGGATACATGGGCAAGCGTGGCGTGCATCGCAACCGCCCCACGCAGAAGACCATCGAGCAGGGTCTCTTCTATCTGCACGACAACACGTTTGTCGACCACGACGGCAAGGTCTTCACGAGCTTCACGCCGATGATCACACCAAAGGGCGCAACGTTCTTCTTCAAGCGCATCACGCACCAGCGGCAGATGCGGCTTCCCGCCTAGTCACAAGCAAGCCCCGTCAGTGGACAGGACTGGCGGGGCAAGACATGGAGGACCGCTACGGATGTGCGGCCTTCCATCAATTTTAGCACTTATACCAGCAGATATGCGAGTCAGCTTCCCGCGTGGCGTCGGCGTCAAAAAACGCACTTCCTACGCTTGATGCACCGACACTCCCTCCTTTCCGCACATGATTTTGTCGCGTACGGCGTCGGCGTCACGCAGGGGGCTGATTCGCAGAGACAGGGGCGAGACATGGAGACAAAGGCGCTCGACATGGCCGTGGCCGCTGGGCTCCCGCCGCGCATGACGTACTCGGTGGCGGAGACGGTCAAGTACACGGGCATTTGCCGCTCGACCATCTACAAGGAGATTCGCGCGGGCAGGCTCGCGGCCTTCCGGCCGAACGGGCAGGAGCGCGGCATCCGCATACCAGCGGCGGCGGTGGATGACTGGATTAGGGAGGGAACGGAATGACGTACAGGCATTATGCGCGCAGGGCAACGCTTGGCATGGTCGTTAACTCGTGGGTGGACAGGCACCCATACATCAGCTTTCTGATTTTCATCGCGCTGATGTTCGCGCTCATGGCACTGTGCGGCCTGAGCGACGGGCCGGACCGCATCGCGGCACTGGGCGGACACTAGCGCGCGGCGAGACGCAAGACACAGACATTAAGACATGGAGGACATGAAATGACGGCAGCAAAGACCACGAAGAAGGACGAGACGGAGCAGGACGGCATCGGGGCGCTGAAGCTCCGCGTGCGCCTTACGATCACGGAGGAAGCGCTCGGCACCAGCTCCGCTAACAAGGAGCTGCACCGCGACTACATCGCGAGCAAGGCACCAGACGCGAAGAGCACGGAGGAGGAGGTCGCGGCGCTCGGCGTGCAGGCAGTGGACGAGAAGGGCCGCACGGTGTTCCCGCGCATGACCGTGGGCGATGATAACGACGTGCCTTTCCTCTACGACTACCAGCTCAAGGGATTCTTCAAGGACGCGGCCAAGATGATGAAGAAGGTGCGCGGGAGCGAGTGCGCGAAGGTGCGCGCCTACAAGCAGGCCATCGACGGACTAATCTTTATCGACCAGCGCAAAATCCCGTGGCTGGCCGAGGACGGCACGCCCGCACACGTCGGCCCCACGTGCGAGCGACCCCTGCGCGCATCCACGCCCATGGGCGAGCGCGTGGCCCTCGCGTCGAGCGAGACGGTACCCGCTGGGTCGCACTTGGAGTTTGGCATCATTCTGCTTGACAAGACGCTCCTGCCGATGGTCAAGGAGTGTCTGAGCTACGGGCGTCTGCGCGGACTGTGCCAGTGGCGCAACTCTGGCAAGGGCACTTTCACGTGGGAGGTCGTGAAGCCTGCTAAGAGCTACGGCGCATAGGAATCGGCATGGCAGTGACGTGCTCCGCGACGCGCGGCGTTGGAATCGATTCGACAAGCATAGCAATGGCGAGGCGAGGACTTGTTATGACTGGCAGCGGAAGAGAAGTGGGCTGCTCTGTGGTGCTGTGTATTGGCTAAGCAGCGAGAAGCGTGGCATTGGCATGGCAGTGACGCGAATTGCCGAGGAATTGCATCGATGTGCATCGAGCAGACGCGCAATGGAACAGCTCCGAGCTGCACTGGCTTGCAAGGGCGAAGCTCCGATATGCAGCGGAACAGACGCGCTCAGCAGTGGCAAGGCTGTGTTCTGCGATGGAAAGGCTCGACAAAGCGAGAAATTGCAACGGAAAAGAACGGCATCGACTGGCAATGGCGGAGCGAAGAAAGGCCTGGGCGATGAATCGCGATGACATGCGGCGGAATTGCTGGGGTATGACCTGCACTGCGTGGGATTAGCGGCCAAAGGACGTGCAAAGGCGCAGAAAAGCGCGGCGCAAAAAGCAAGTGCATAGAGAAGCAAGGACATCGATACGAAGGGCGACGGAGCTGCACTGCTGCGCCCCGCATTGGCGTTGAAAGGCGATGCGCTGCATAGGCATCGAGGAGCTGTGACGCGCAAGAGAAATGGGCAGCATGGATAAGCGTGGCGTAAGCCTTGCGGAGAAGCGCTTCGGAATCGCTTAGCAAAGCTCAGCCGTGGAACAGTAGAGACTAGCCGGGAGCTTGCAAGAGAAAAGATATGCGAGCCAAGCGTGGCAGAGACGCGCTTTGGATGAGCGTGGCATGGCATGGAATCGATGAGCAATAGATGAGCAGGGCCCTGCCGTGACTTGAAGCGCTGCGGAATGGGAACGACCAGACGCGCAACGGCAACGCGAATCACGGAAGAGCAATGGAATTGCGTAGCGCCGAAACGGCGAAGCATAGCAGCGGAGAGGCGCCGAAGTGCATCGGAGTAGCACGGCACAGACTCGCTAAGGCGGAGCGGTGCGAGTAGTAGCGCGGGATGGCTCAGCGACGGCGAAGCTCGGAAGGAAGCGAGAAGGGTGGACGAGATTTGCAGGGCTGCGGCGGTGATGATGTGCGGGCGCGGCGTGCCACCTGATGTGGTGGCGAGCGTCCTGCACGTGCCGCTGAACAGGATTCGGAGATGGACGGAAAGGAGATAAGGCATGGAAGACCACGAGCAGATGGAGATGGACGATAAGGCCAAGCTGGCCGTACTACAAGCGCTGTACAAGGTCATCGCCAAGGCGGTGTCCACGGGAGACAAGCACAATCTGCGCGGTCGCGTCGATGCGAAGCTCCGCGAGAGCTACGAGCAAGACGGAACCAAGTCGCAGGACATCCGCATCGGCGGGAAGAAGGTCGGCACTATCAGTGCCATCGTGAAGGATGACCCGATCGTGGACCACGACGTTTTTGAGCTTGTGGATGTGGACAAGCTCGAAGAGTGGTGCGCGGACATTGACGGCGAGTGGTTCGCCGACTACGTGATGTACGGGACCATGGACGCATTCGAGACGTTGCGCGACTTCGCGCAGTATTACTTCACAAAGACAGGCGAGATGCCAGACGGATGCGAGATTGCGCACTACACCAGCGGGTCTGGTTCCAGCTACGTCAAGAGCACCACGGTTCGCGTTGACCCGCAAAAGGTCTACGAAGCCGCTGGGCGCGAGCTGCCATCCATCACGCGAGCGCTGCTCACCGATGGTGGTGACGAGTGATGGCAGTGCCAGTCTTGATTTTGGGCGCGAGCGGTTCCGGCAAGACGTACTCGTTGCGCACGATGCCGCAGGACAGCTACGGGCTGGTCGAGTGCGAGAAGACCATGCTGAGCTTTCGCGGCGGCAAGAAGTTCGCACGCACGAAGGACTTCGGCGAGTTGGAGCACATCGTCTCCGTCTATGCCGACCACTTTCCAGTGGTGGTGGTGGACGATTTCGGCTACTGCATCACGGATATCTATATGCGCGGCAGCTGGGGAGACGAGAAGTACCGCGACCAGTTCGAGGTGTACAAGGAAATCGCGGGACGGGTGTACCGCTTCATAGAGTTCCTGAACGACCTGCCAGACGAGAAGATCGTGTATCTGACGATGCACACCGACACTGACGCCATGGGCAACATCGTGCCCGCCACGGTTGGCAAGCTGCTGAACGAGAAGGTCAATCTTCTCGGGATGTTCAACATCGTCATATTGTGCGAGCTCAACGGCGGAGAGCACCAGTTTGTCGTGGCTAACAAAGGCCCAGCGAAGAGCTGCGGAGCGTTCGCCGACGATGTGATACCGAACGACATTTTTACGCTTGACTGCGGGATACGCAATTTCTTGGGCTGGCCGACCATCCAGCCTATCGACGATGCCAAGCACTAGAGCGATGGAGCGCGGCATGGATGAGTGCTGCGCGCACTACAGGAGACTGGTCGAGGACGGATGCGATGAGTCGGTGGCGGCAGATAGGACGTTCGACGCTTGGGCGTGCGCCTTCTCCGATGACTCGCATTGCTTCGACAAGAGAGACAGGCTATTCGAGAGCAAAGTACGAACGATTTTACAGGAGGAACGAAATGCGTAAGGTTAACTGGGCGAGCGTGACGGCATCGAATGATGGCGATTTCGAGAAGCTGCCCGCCGGGCCATACGTGGCCGTCATCACGGAAGCGACCGACAACGAGAACAAGCAGTACGTTGAAATCGTATACGACATTGCCGAGGGCGAACACAAGGGCTATTACAGCGACGATTGGGGCAAGTCACACCCATACGCCCACCACATCTTCATGTCATACAAGGACACCGCGCTCGGCATGCTGAAAGGCAGGCTCGAAGCCATCCAGGCGAGCAATCCGGGCTTCGACGCCTTCGCAGCGTGGGACGCGGGCCGACTCGATATGTTCCGTGGCCGACTCGTTGGCATCAATCTGCAAGAGGAAGAGTACGAGCGCAACGACGGCGATACGGGCGTGCGTCTCAACGTCGTGCAGGTCGTGGACGCGCAGAAGGTGCGCGATGGCCTTGTGAAGACACGCGAGCGCAAGACCATCGATGCGAAGAAGGCGCACGTGCCGACCACGCAGGCAGAAAAGGACGCTTTCAACGACGTCGATATCCCGTTCTAGCGGATAGGCACGCATGACGAACGCGAAGCCGTCCATCCACCAAGCTGCGTGGGTGGGCGGCATCTACGAGGATAGCCGTCAACAGAGCGGCAAGCACGAGAACAAACACTGCTGGTGGGA